ATCAATTTCAACACGTTTTTCTTCAAGTTCTTTTAGGTATATTCCAAACGTAATGTTTCCCGTATCATCACGAACAATACCACCTTGATTACTACCATAATATTCTTGTTTACTCGCTTCTACGTTAACCATTACGGATAATCTAATTGGTGTCATGAACTTTTTATCTTTTGCTTTGGTTTGACCATAAAGACTATGTGATTTTGTTTCAATAATATTGATTTTATGTAGTATAATTTCTTGTGCATTGTCTGTTTGTAAAAAATTTCTACCATACATAACATCTAAATCAAAAGAATTTTGTGACATGAATAATCCATATCTTTCATTTTCAAGGTCGATGTTTTGTTTCTTTTTTTTCATATTAAATTGCAATTATTGGAAACATTGGGGGTTGATAACCACGTTCTTTATTTACGTTTTCGGCAATTTTTGCTCGTTCTTCGGTTAAATTAACCTGTCTTAATTTATCTAATTGGTCTAATAATAATTTTTCAGTATCTTCTTTTAATTTATTACCTTCATCAAGTAAATGACGATAATCCATTGTTAATTGTTTTTCAGTAACACCTAATTCACCACCATAAAAACCACGAACACCACCAATTACAATTTTTACTTGTGCAATTAGAAAATTTCTTATTTGTTGTTGTGCAACATCGTTCATATTTTCCCATTTTAACACCTTTGTTGGTGGGTCTGAGGGTAATTTAACAATATCATTATTTTCTTCTAAGCATTTATCTCTATCAACACCATTATTCGTGTCATAATACCAGTACCATACTTTTCTACCAGCATAATGCTTACCCCAAGTATTGGCAATTTCATACCTATCATTTGGTATTGGATATAAATGCAATAATTTTTCACCACTGGCTAAACCAGTAATACGATAAGTTAACATTGATTGTAAAACTTTTTGTTTCATTCTACGGTCTTGTGCAGCCAATAATGTTGAAAATGTTGGTTGTACGTATAGTGCAGGACGACCTAAATAAGACATACCCATCATACCAGCACTCCAAGCATTTAATGCAAATGGGTCAACCAATCCACCATCAATAATTGGTGGTGTTTCCCATAATACTTCATTAACTTCACGACCTGCTGGAATTATGTAATGTTGAGTATTTTCTTCTGTTACAATAAAATCTCGTTTTAATTCCCAACCAGTTGCTGCGGGTGCATTTGTACCCAAACCAACCTGTTTTGAATACGCATATGTAAAACTTTCCATATAAGTATTTGGTTTAGTTGTAAATGCACTTAAAAAATCGCTATTTTCTTTACTTAATCCCTCTAAACCAATCCATTGTTGTTGAATTAACCAATTGTTAACTAGTGATGAATAGTCTTCGATAACCATTTCAAGATACGAATCCATCATTTCATCAGTAATTTCAAACGGTCTTAAAGGATATCCTAAAGCATGTTTTACTTTAAGATATAACTTATTTCTGTCAATTGTTGATATTATAGCCATATAATTTATTATGCTTTACTATAAATACTAAAAACTTTTTTTAAAAAATAATGTTTTTTCATAATAGAATGACTATATTTGCAATTATGTAAATAAGAAAATTATGTTTAGACTTGAATATGAAATTAGTTTAAATGAATCAGGAAGACCATGTATTGATTTACCTGAAGATTATGAACATCGAGCAGAAGATAAATTTTTTGCAATGGAAATCACAAGATATATTCTTCAAGCAGTTTATATGCGTAGAAGTTTAGAACTTGATGAAAGTACTGTAAATGCAATTGATACAACAATTAATTTTTTAGGACAAATTAGTGATGAAGTTGCTGAAATATTATGGAAACAAATGAGAAATAGTGGTGATATTGCATTATTGTTAAATAATAAATATCATATTCAAGTAAAAAATATTGAAGAACGTGATGCGTTAAACATGAATTTTATTTATTATAATAATAAAATATTCAAACGACAAGAAGGGTTATTAGTATTAGTTACAGATGAAATGAAAATATACGAATTGAAAAATGGTATTTCTAATGAAAATTGGATAAATTATGATGATAAATAAACCAACTGAAGAACAAGAAAGAATTTTCTTATTTACAAAAAAAAGACCTGAAAACATTTTAATTAAGGCATATGCAGGTTGTGGTAAAACAACAACAATTGTTGAAGCAGTTCGTCTTTTACCCAAAGATAAATCAATTCTATTTTTAGCATTCAATAAACATATTCAAGAAGAATTAAAAACAAAATTACCTGAATATGTAAGATGTTATACTACATATGGTTTAGGTACTGCAGCAATTAAAAGAAAATATGGTGATAAAATTCAGTTTGATGAATTTAAAATTGATAAAATAATACTAAAAAAATCAAAAAATTGGGATTTACGTGATGAATTAAAAACTGATGAAGATATATCATATTATCTCGATAATGTAAAAAAACTGGTTAATTTATGTAGATTAACACTTACTTTAAAGCCTGAATACGTACCGTATCTGAGTGAGAAGTATGATATACCCATAACAAAGACAAAGGATATTAAAAGGGTTTTAAAGGTACTTGATGAATCAACACAAGACAGGAAGACTTTTGATTATACTGACATGATTTATTTACCTGCAATAGATAATGGTATTTGGATGTTTCCACAAGACTATGTATTTGTTGATGAAATACAAGATTTAAACAGATGTCAAATTAGAATGATTGAAAAGGTGTTGAAAAAAGATAAAAGTAGTGGTAAATATACAGGTAGATTAATTTGTGTTGGAGATTTTTTCCAAGGAATTTATGGTTTTAACGCTGCAGATGAAAAGTCTTTTGAATGGTTTGAAAAATTTCCAAACACAAAAACTTTACCATTATCAACATCATTTAGATGTTCAAAAAATGTAATTTTAAAGGCACAAGAAATTGTTCCAGAAATAAAAGCACTTCCTAATGCACCTGAAGGTATTGTAAGAGACGGTAACGTAATTGAAGAAGCACAAAGTGGTGATTTTGTACTATGTAGAACAACAATGCCATTAATTAAACTGTTTTTCGAGTTCCTGACTCAACATAGAAAAGCAATTATTAAGGGTTCGGACATTGGATTACATTTAATTGAACTAATTGGTAAAATTAAATCGATTGATAGTTTAATTGGTTTTTGGGAAACAGAATTAATTAAATACAAAAAAGATTTAAAATCAGAGGGTGTATTAAATCCAAATGAACATAGTGGTTATACTGCACTTGAAGATAAAGTAATGACACTACTGTTTTTAGCAAAATTATCAAGTAGTATTGTTGATTTAAAAAATAAAATTGGGTTAATTTTTACTGATGAAATTCAAGGTATTTGTTTAAGTACCGTTCATAAAGTAAAGGGTCTTGAAGCCAACAGAGTTTTTATTGTTAGACCCGATTTACTACCAATGAAAAACACAAAAAGTTGGCAATACATACAGGAAAAAAACTTGGAATATGTTGCGTATACACGTGCTCGTCTTGAATTAATTTTTGATAGAGAATGGAGTGATGAAAAATAATTACAATATAAAATATTTTATATTATGAACACTGAGAAAAAAATTCGAAAATTAGAAAAGAAATTAGAAAAAATGAAGTCCTTACATAAATCAATGTGGGAAACATATGGCAGTGAATTATGTGCTGGTGAGATGCATAATAAAGAAAAGGATTTGGAAGATAAAATATTAAAACTTAAGGTATATTAATATGGAATGGAAAATTGAAATAGAAAACAAACCAAATCAAAGAATTTTGGTTAAATTTGACCCACTAAACGAATTAATAAATTTTATTGGTCAATATAAACCACATAATAAGGAATGGGTTGACTTCAGTAAAGAAGAATATTCAATGAATATTGATTTAAAAACCATGCAAGATTTATTATTTAATGTATATAAAACAATGAATAATAGACTTAAGGCATATACAAATATATCTGAAGGATTTACTTTAATCAAAAAAATTGAAATAAATGAAGAATAGATAATAGTGGTTAATTTAAATATCACTAGTATTTCCACAAAAAACCATTTATGATTTTTTCATTTTTACACCATCTTGAAATTGTTGATTGATTAACATTTTCAAATATACTTGCATTGTTAGTTGACCCATATTCAACAATTTCATTAGTTTTTATATTAATTTTATAAACTTTTTTACAAATAATACCTCTTTGTTTCTCACTTAAACCATTTTTTTTCTTAGTTTCACTAATTTTTTGTTTGGTGCTATCATCACGATTTTTTCCCAACCAATATTTGGGTGATTCCTTACTTAAATTTATTTTTTCTTCCAAAGTTTTTCTTTTTCCATATTTTTTTGCTTCATCACTACCCGCATTTGCAATTCTTTTGTTAATCCATGTATCAGTTTGTTTAATACCTAGATGTGATTTAGACATTTTATTTAATGTTTCAATATCAGGTATTGCATTTCTACCACCACTTTCTATATTATATCCAAATTCTTTTTGATTTGATTTATATTCTTGAATATATTTAATTTCTTTGTTATTTAATTCCTGAATTGTTTGTGCAGTATCAATAATCGTAAATTCAAAGTTATTCCAACCATATTTATTAAAGGCATTATTAATATAATTATTACCAAATCCCCTTTTATAATCATTAATTCTATCGTTCATCGAACGAACTGTTTGACCAATATATATTTTATTATTTATTCTATTTTTTATTTGATAAATAATACCAACAATATCATAATTTCTTTTTGGGTATGGAAGTAATAAATGTTTAATTGATTGTAAATATTTTTTATTATTTACTTTAGTGTCCATAAAATAAAAATATCTACG